CCGTCGATTAATCTACCTGACTTAGACATAGCACCGCCTTTATTAAACAAAGGTGTGATACGTAAACTTTCTTTCTTAGGTACAAACCTAGTGTGTACTTGATCTACTATATCTGCCATATTACTATTGAGTTCTGCCAATAGTTTTTCAGCCGCCGGTATGTCTAGCATGAAGCCTGTATCTCTTTGAGCACATATAATTTTAAATGTTTCCATTTCAATATGTACACTCTCTGCACTGAAGCCCTTGCTCTCACGTTTTAAAGCATTAAATACTTTTAAGTTGAGACGCACATCCTGCATACAATAGTCAAGCATTTCTTGAGAGAAGACTGTGTACTCATGGAAGTCTATCTTATGATCACCTAGTACATAGCCCCATCTCTCCAGCCCGTGGCCTCCCTCTCTTACAGGGTTGAATAGTCTTGAAAGCACTAGAGTATCTACAAGTTTAATATCCTTGAAAGATAAACCAGAGAACTTTTCTACTATTGGAATATCAAACCCAATTATGTTATGGCCCACAAGTTTATCAGCAGCGTGTAAGAAAGCATAACCTTCTTGCAATTCATCTGGTCCGAATACAAACTCTTCGTGAGTGTCTTCATCTACTGCACATATACACCATATCTTAGTTGCTTTAAGGTCATCTGTTTCTATATCAAAAACTAAGTGTCTCAAAGTTCTACTTCCTCTTTATCTTCTACGAAGGTTTCTACTAGTCTACCAGTATCTTTGTCGTAAAGCAAGTGTCCTGCTAGTCCTACCTCACCTGTGTATCTAGACTTTAAGATACGCATACGGGTGGTAGAAGACTCAATGGGGTCATCTGATTGCTGATTTCTTTCTAGTGCAATTACACAGTCTGATATTTGACCAATACCATTAGACCCTCTGAGGTGTGACAAGGATACTTCAACACCATTCTCATGGCCCTTGTTACCCTCAACGCGGCGTAAGTGAGAGACAAGCATCATGCCTACATTGGTTTCTTCTACTAAAGATCTGAGCCTAGTCATAATATTATCAATGGCTCTACGCTCATCGCCCTCACCCATAGCTGAAGTCATCATACCTAAGTGATCTATTACAACCCACTTACAATCAAGTCCAATAATCATGTAACGTAATTTAGAAAACAACTCGTCAACATCTTGTACCCCAAGGTGTGAGTGTACAATTAATCTATGTGCATTTTCTTTGTCATGTAACTTATCAAAGTAACCAGACAATTCACCAGCAGGTAACTCATCTCTAATTTGTTTTATATACAAACGCTTGTTAGCTTCAATAGAAAGTAACCCGTATACTGTGCGCTTCCAGTTCTCTTCCAGTGCAAGGATACCCACATTGTCGTCAGTAGTTTTGAGTAGCCAGTGCTCAAGCTCACGGGTAACACTGGACTTACCTAAGCCTGTACCACCTGTCCAAGTAACTAACTCGCCTTGACGTATGCCGAATAGTTTTTCATTAAGCCCCGCCCAAGGATAAGGGATAGATTCTTTCTCGTCATTCTGGAAGAACTCTTCTTTCATATCCGTAATGTCAAGAACACCAGCAGGTGTATAGGTCTTAGCTGCCCACCAAGATGCCATGAATGCAGCACCACGATTCTGCTTAAGCATATCATTAGGATCTTTGAACTCATTGGGTAGCTGAACTAATTTACTTTTACCGGGCTTGAATAATCTTGCAACTTTCTGAGCAGACTCTTGACCCGCAGCGTCGTTATCAAAACAAATAACTACGTTGGCAAAAGATTCTAAGAACTCAAGATTTTCCTTGACATCCTTTACTCCACCACCTGCACCATTCTTGATTGAAACTACAGGCCACTTAGACCCCATCATTTCATACGCCGACATAGCATCACACTCACCCTCGACTAAGGTAATATACTTACCACCTGTCTGAGCTATCTGCTGTCCAAATAACATTGTACCTTTAGGTGAGCCACGCCAAGTAAAATCTTTAGTAGTACAATTACGAATCTTTGTACCTACAATTTCATTAGCTATGTAGTAGGGGTAGGAGTGAGTCTCAATAGACCCGTCTGGTTTAGTAGTAGCCTTGACCCCATACTTACGGGCAGTAGCTAGACTTATTTTGCGGTCAGTAAGATCTATAAAAGATCCCTCATTGTTGTTCATAGAATTGTTTTTATGTGTTACAAAATCTTCCACTACTGGAGCCTCTGAGTTTTCATAATTTGCTATGTGTTTATAGCAACTAAAGCAATATGCTGATCCATCGTCGTTAACACTAGCTGCGTCACTACTGTCGCATAGTGGGCAAGGCTGATGATACTTAACAAATCCCATACATTTTTCTCCTGATAAAAAGAAGGGGCCTTTATAGCCCCTCTTAGTTTAGTCTACTACTACATCTTCTGTAGTATCTGGGTCATCTTCAACCACCATGTCATCAGTCAACTGCTCACCAATGACACCGTTGAATCCTCGCAACGCCATCTCTAACTTCATAGCTGTCTTGCGTACTGCTGCTAGTTCTTTATCTGTTTCAAGTATTAAAGTAAAAGCAACCTGACCTGCATCATTAAACTTCTTTACTGAGTAGACCTTATCTTGCGCTGTGTATGTCCAGCCGTCAGCTACATCACTCATAGTTCGCTTATCTCCTCTTCATCTTCAATGTCGAACTCGTCACCATCCACAGTATAAGATACTAAGTTTAGTACCTGCATACCCTGAAAGTCTAAGCCTCGGTAGGTCGTACCATTCCGGCTGACTTCCCAAGGTTTGTATTGCACCTTAACCTTAGACCCGTTACCTACCCTAATATCAATAGCTGTACGGGCAGAGTCCATTAAGATAGGTGCGCTGCGGATCATACCATTGGGGCCGTTGACCTTACGCTTAACAATAATAGTGGGGCCTTCATCTTTATCTAAAACTTTGTGGCCTTCATCACGTAGTGCTGCTGCTTTATCTTCAGGGATTACAAGATTCACAGTATAGCAAGGCTCGTAAGTTGTATTAGGGGAAGTCACACTAGCCCAGTATGCAATGCCTTCAATAACCATAATTTAATACTCCGTTGTGTTTGTGTTTGCGTACTTTATCAAAAGCCCAGCAGGTTGTCAAGCGTAGTGTCGCTGCCAATTTACCGAGCGTTTCTTTTTATTCCTACTAGCGTGGCAACGTGCCGCATACCAATAAGTATCTTTTAATTCCTCCTTTAATACTCTCATACTATAAACTTTTTTGTGGCCCCCTGCAATGGGTGTTACTGTGCCACGTTTACTTCCTATTTTAACTTGACACCAACGCCAACCGTCTAAGTAAAACCATAAGTTATATTGCTGGCTACGCTTAGGGTTAAGTAGGTAGTCTTTTAATTCTAACGTATCGTTTACCATTCTGCGAAGTCATCTATAAAATTTGAAAATAAAATACTGAGGTCGTTGTCAGATACATAACTAGAACCTGCCTCATACATGGTATCCATTATATATTCAATAAACCTAGCCTTTACTTTTTTATCGGGCAAGGGAGCAGCTATTCTTATAGCAAATAATTGACACCACCAATCATCTATTCTAGTTTTAATTTCTTCTTGCTGTTCGCCAAGCTCTGCATAAATATCAAGACCACTCATTGCGTTCCTCCAATGTTAAATAATTCTTTATAAAATTAAAACAGAAATCTTCACCATACATGCCTATCAAAGCATACATATCTTCTTTAAGATCTTCAGGGGCATCTGCCCTCCCATAGTATACATCTGAGTATATCATTATGTGGTTAGAAAGATCAATGATATGTTGCACGTTGCTGCTCTAATTGAATATCTACTATGTGTTGAAGATTTCCACTGGCTAATAAATCTAAAAGGATAGGCAAAAAATCCTCGCTGGATTCTATGCCATCATCATCATCGAATTGAAATTTAAGATTAATTTCTATCATTAACGAGATCTCACACTGCGTGGTCGAGTGCCGCGGTACAGCCCAGATCTACTAACTGCTCCTGCAACTTTAGGATAATCTTCATTCAAGTGTAGAGCTATATTTTTTATAGTCATTCCTGTTCTAAACAATCTAATACATTCAACAACCGTTGGGGTAGGGTTTCCTGCAATAGGATGATTGCGATTAGGAAACATTTCATCTAAATTATCCTGCGCTTTTAATGCTCTATAAAATATACTACTCATTTATTTTACTCATCATCCCTTTAACTTGATTGAATGTAGATTGAACATTGAAATGTAACTCATCATGCCCATCAATTAATAACATGTCTGCCATAATCTTAAGGTCAGCAGCACATCTACTCAGTAAACATTTATGTTTGTTACTGTATTTAATACTAAGAACTTTACACCCACAAGAATACTCAGCGGGTTTAATATAATTAGTCTCATCCATTTCGCCATATGTATATATACTCATTCAGTCTCCTCTACAATCTACTGTTATTTTAATTGGTGGGTCACGCTTCTCGCTAAGTCTAAATGCCTCTGCCATTACATCTTGGCTAGTAGCATGACAACTTATTAAGGTACCATCGTCAGTTATAGACCAGCCCTTAGAGCCAGCCCTCTCCACTAATAGTTCACGCTCTAGAAATGCTTTAGCTTTATTTTTCTCATTAATTATTTCAATTAAATCATTTAATGATTCAGTCATACATTTTCCTTTGTAGTCATAATATTACTTATGTCGCATCCTCAAAGGAGTAGTTTTACACCTTACTCAGGGTGGCGAGGGTTAAGCTGCTATTGAGAAGTTACGTATAGCCTGTTGAATTTTCTCAGATCTTTTAACTTGAGCAATCGGTAGGTCTATAGTATTCTTACGAGTACCAGTATGATGAGTAGCCCAATCAGTAAGCGCATTGTATACTGCCCAGTAATTCTTACCCATCTTCTTAGAGTAATGATTCATGTATTTTTCCATTGCATACATAAAAGAATTATTATTATAAACTGCTGGAGTCTCAATGATAGTGCTGAAGTGTTCCTTTTCCTTTAGTAAATCCAAAGCTACTTTAGAACCTGTTGCTTCAGCAATGTGTTGAACTGCCTGTAATAAAGCAACGTCAGTATTTTTCCACTCAGCCCAGATATTGTTTTGCTTATCCATTACATCCATGATTCTATTCATTTGGCTGGCACCTTTATCAACATCTAAAGCCTGAGTATGTCGGGCCTTATAAATTGCTGCAATCTCACCAAGAAATACTTGATGATTAGTGCAAGCATTTTGATTAGCACCAGCAGTAGCTTGATAAGGCCACACCGAAGTGTGTGAATTGATGTGTAACAATTCCATTATCGCCGTGTCACCATCGGGAGTTTCAATCTGATGATTAGGTAACTGATGTCGTACAAAACAAACACCGCCATCGTCACCAACTTTAATGGTTTCCTTAATGTCTTTTAGATTTAACTGACTACGCTCCAGTACATTACGAGCAGTCTCAATCATAGATTGATGCGATACCATTTTATATTTATTGCCATGGATAGCAAGCTGATGCCCGGTGTCTGCTCTGAAATACATATCTTTATTGGCAACCTTCTGAGCTACTGCATTATAATCATAATAGTATAGCGGGCTCTTCATAACTTCAAAGTCTGCATCGCCGTAGCCAAAGTCACGCAAGCAATCAATTTCTGAATTGTTTTTAAAGAGAGAAACTACTGTGTTCATATGAACTCCTGATATAAAATAAAACTGTTTTGTCGTGATGACGGAGCCACTATAGCAACCCCTCCAATCGTTGTCAAGCCAGTAAGGTGAGCGTGTTAAGGTTAGCAAAGAAACTGGGGTCGCTCATTTCACTCAGTCTTTGTTTAATATTAGAACCCTTTCGACTTAGTGTACCTATACTGCCAGCCTTATCTAAAAACCTTAGGTCGGTAGTATCAAAGTCACTTAGCTTGACAAGGTTATTATTTATAATTACTTCAGTTGGTATTTGAAAGTCTCCCTTAGCTCCCTTAGTGTTTAATGGTAAAGCTATATTGAATCCCTTGACTGCCGCCTCCTTAGTTTTATTAATTAACTTCGGAGTCTTGAACGAAGCGGAGTATGTCAAGTGATAATTAGTCAGAGTATTTCTCTCAACTCTATGGAATACTTTAGTGTAATCATAAAACTGTATGTTGGGTAGCGATGAAATTAAATCTGAAAAGTCTATGTCGCTAGTACCATTTAACCTGATGCAATACTTATCAGTTTCATTCTTAACTATCTCAGTCCGCAGTCTATCCTTAAACCCATCGGGGTCTAATACATACTGCAAGGTTCGTCGAGTCATGGCCCTCTGTGAAGTTAACATTGCTAAACGTCCAGACTTTTTACCTAAGCAAGGTTCCTCACAACCAGCAGGTTTAGCATGAGGACATAAAGTTTTCTTAGATACTGCATCAGAGGGTTGCAAGTACAGTATTCCCGTGGTATAATTATATTTTTTAAGTCCTTTAGAGATCTTATAAGAACTATTAAACCCTAATAAAGGTCTTTTAGTAGACATATAAAATGTCTTATTAGATCTTAATATCTCTAAAGACTCTGAAGTTATTAAGTTTGTATTCATATTATTTAACCATCGCTTTTAATTCTAGTTTAACTCGCTTGGCTGTTTCGCCCCGCCAAGTACCGGCATTTGCAAGGAACCTTAACACTACACCTTCACCGCTGTCGAGGTAGTATGAATCACTAACCTTCACCAGTGTATACATAGCATCTAGATAGGGTCGAGCAGCATAGTTTACTTTCTTCCAATCACTGTCGATCTCGGTTGCAATCACGTTAATTGTTCTCATTTTGTATACACTCCTACGGTTAAAAAAATTTGCATCCATACCTAGCCTGAAGCAATCTCAAAAAATTGTCAAGCCGAGTATCGCACACGCTAGTTATACTATGTGTACGCATCATGTCATGCACAGTCTAAGATATACTATATATACACTATAGAAGGCACTAGAATTCCATTCTAAGCCATTTAAACTTAGAAGATAACCCAACCTACCAGTTTAGTATTAAACCTCTTAAACTGCCTGAGATTTCACTGTCTCTATAACGACAAAAAGGAGCCGAAGCTCCCTTAAGTTTACCTATTTAGTTTAAACTATTCTTTTTCCTTAACTTGTACTCTATTGGCAACGACCAGTAAAACTTGAGCAACATCAAATTCACTCACAATACAACTACTACTACCCCTATAAGTTTTATCTTCTAGTAAATCCCTGATGCCCACCAATAATTCTTCATCATGACCACAGTAGTGTAATAAAGACTCTATTTCATCGAAAGCCGCGCTAAACTTTGCAAGTTTTTTTGCCGCCCAAGATAAATCTTTAAACTGTTGATAAGTTGATTTCATAAGTAACACTCCAATTGTGATGTAAAAGCCCACCGAAGTGGGCCGTAGTTTAATTTATTTAGCAAGTTGTACTTTAGCTGCTACTGCCATCGCATTTGCTTTCGCTTTAGCGGTAGAAGTTTTCTTTGCTTTAGTTTTAACTGGTGCCGTTTTGGTTTTAACTGGCTCGTCAGTCTTGACCATCGCAAGTATTTCCTTGGGAATCACACCAGTTGAGATAAACTTCTGGGCATCGCCATGAGTCATCTTCTTACTTTGATCGCCGTAGAATTTAGCGGTAGCAGCACCGATTCGAGCCTTAAGAATCTTAAACTTGGGGTTGGGTTTGCCCTCATGCTTAAGGTTTACATTAGTCTTTTTCGCTACACCCTCAGCCAGTTTAAATACTGCGAATTCAAATTGCTTGAATGTTGCGGGTCGGTTTTGGTCGATGTTCGCAAATGTGTTCATATATTTTTACTCTTTAAGATTGAAGAAACAAGCTGGCCTCGCTGCCAGCCCTTTCAAAGCTAGACCGATGCTCAGCGAAAGTCAACTCCAAATGCGCTTCTCTCCGTGGGCATTATGCGCAAGAGAGACACGGGATTTGGTGAATCGGCCATTTCGAGGTTAATTTTTGGGGAGTTTTGCCAGACCAGTTAGTGTTACCAAATAAACCCTTAGGGGTTTAAAGATAGATTTTTGAAATACTCTCGAAAGCTCTGGAGTTTAACACTGAATTTCGCTGCAAGTCGCTGAAATCTATGGAAACCTTTGGAGTAAAGACTAACTTTAGAGTATCTTTTAAGTACTCTGGAGTATGTCAACCAGATACTATGGAGATACTATGGAGATACTCTGGAGTATTCTTAAGTATTCTTTAGTGCGTGGCGTAGCGCATTAAAAACTATAAAGAAACTCTAGAGTATTCTTAGGGGGCGGGCAGGTGGCCATGGGGGTATACGTATATATATACACAATCATCTACATTTTACAGAACTTTAGAGTGTCAACTAGACTCTGGAGGATCTTAGGCGGGGACTAGGGAGTGCTTAGAAGTGTTTATGCGGGGCTTATAAGTATGTATATATATCTATATGTAACCCCGGTGGGCTTAATAGTATTATAGGGTCAGGATAAGCTTTTGTCAAGTTATTTCTCTATAAATTAAGTTGTTAACCGAACAAGAAGCTATATACTCTTATAGGATGTTGTCCCCGTAGTGAGTAAAAAAAAGAAAATAATGCTTGACAGATGCTGTACCTAGACCTATACTGTACTAATGACTAATAAAAAAGAATTAACAGATAAGCAAAAAGACTTTTTAGGCCATCTTGTAGAAGTAGGAGGTGATCCAAAGAAAGCAGCAGAGCTTGCAGGTTATGCAGGGAATCATTGGCAGGTAACAAAATCTTTAAAGACTGAAATAATCGACCTAGCATCAAATATTCTTGCACAATCGGCACCTCAAGCTGCACTTAAGTTGACTGAAGTTATGAATTCTAATCAGCCAGTACCTCAAGCCAATATTCGACTCCAAGCTGCTCAAACTATATTAGATCGGATTGGACTAGGAAAAACTGACAGGTTAGATGTTAGTCATACCGTACAAGGTGGGGTGTTTATACTACCTGCTAAAGAGGAAGTTGTAATTGAATATCCCAAAACGTAGTAGTGTTATTCCATTTGGATACACTCCTTCCGAGGATAATCCTAAACTTCTTGTAGAGGTTCCAAAGGAACTTGAAGCTCTTAGTGAGATCAAGGATTTTGTTACCCAAGGTCTACTCAGTCTTCGTGAAGGCTCTACATGGTTAGAGTACAAGACAGGTAGAAAATTAAGTCATCAAGGTCTAAAGAAAATAATAGATGAAAGATTGGGAAGTTAATCCAGATGACTACTTAAAAGATAAAGAAGGTTCTTTTGTCTTAAAAGTTGACGGTACTCCAAAGAAAATAGGAGGCCGTAAGAAGGGTACTAAATCCAGAGGGTACAACTACACAAGAGCTAATCAGGCTCGTATGGCTGCTAATAAAGCAGTACGTGAAAAAGAAAAACTTATAGCCAAGGCTGAAGCTAAACTAAAGAATCAAAAGAATTCTTTAAAGACTTCCAAGTCTACCTTAGCTAAGATAGATAATAATGAAATATCTACACAGGGTAAAGTTGTAACAGAAGACAATATAGTTGATCTTCCTAAAAGAGTTAAAGAAGAAGCTTTAGAGAATGTTATCTTTAAACCTAATGAAGGGCCTCAGACAGACTTCCTAGCGGCTCCTGAGACAGACGTATTGTATGGTGG